TACAAAAGATTACTTTTTTTGTAAGAGATAGAAAAGCACTAAAGAATTTAGACTTTTCTTGTAAATTAATCTTTGAAGAAAAAGAATTTAATATTAAGTATGTCAACAGACTTGAAGATAACATTTTGGAAGTTAGAGGAGAGTTTGTAAATGAAACTAAAGATTAACGGACTAGAAAGCTTAATTGATGATTTAACTAAAATAGAAAATACAGGACTTTTACCTAAGGAAAGCATAATGAAAGCAGGTAAAAAGTTAGAAAGTGAAATCAAAAAAGACGTGCCAAAACGAAGTGGAACAGCGAGAGAAAAGATAGGCACTTATACAAAGGTTGATACTAAAAAATTAAAGGTTGTTAAAGTTGGCTTTGATGACGCTCACGCCGATTGGAACGAATGGAAAGGTATATGGTTCAATAACTATGGCTTTCATTTATGGTATTTTGGAATGCCAACACATAAGTATATAGATAAGCATGTCGGATGGTTCGACAGGTCGGTTGCAAAAAACAAGTCTAAAATGGAAGAAGAATTATTAAAAGAGTTGGAGGGCAAAATTGGAAAGTTACTTTAGACAAATTAAAAATGATTTTGATAAGTTGGAAGAACTAACAAGCTTTCCAACTTTTTATTTAGAAAAAGAAACAGAACTATCAAAAAGTATTAGATATATTTATACAGCAGAAGATAGTGAAATTTCTGATGAGTTTGTTGATGTTGTGGAAGTTGACTTTATAATTAATGTTTATTTTCCTAGCAACATTATTGATACAAATAATTTGATTAACGAAAAATTAAGAGAATTAAAATTTAAAAACATTATGTACATTGGTACAGAAAAAGAAGTAAAAGGGTATAACGCTTGTTTTACTTTTTCAAAAAAATATATAAGGAGTGAATAAAAATATGGCAATTCAATCAAACAGAAAAAGACCTTTTGGAGTCAAAAACGTTCATATAGCTTTATTAACTAAAGATGACGGAACAGCTTTAACTTATGCAGAACCTGTATTTGTTAAAGGGGTTGAGAGTTTTCAATATACACCACAATATGCAAGTGGGGAAGCTTATTCAGATGATATTCAAGATACTACAATTTCAATGCCTGTATCTTATGACTTAACTTTAACTTTTGCAGAATATCTACCAAAGATACAAAATATGTTACAGGGAAGCTCAATTGAAAACGGAGGAGTTACAGTAAATTCAGAAGATAGTCAAAATTCAGTAGCAGTTTTATTTGAGTTTGCATATTCTGATGGTAGTAAAGGATTTGGAGTTTTCTACAACTGTAAATTAGTTGCAGAGGGTGGAACTCATAATACTAAAACAGGAAACATAGAATTTAGTAAATATCAATTGAAAATTTTACGAAATATGATGTTTGCGGAACAGGGGTTTGCGTTTAAAAAAGGTGGAGAAATGAGAACATATTTTGAAAACAAGTCTAGATTTATTACAAGTAATGAAGATAAATTAAAACCTGATGTTGTAACAAAATTCTTTAGAACAGTTTTAGGAACAAAAGAGAAAATATTGACACCTTAATAAATGGGGGGATGACATCCCCCTATTTGTTTTATAATTTTTTAAATAGGTTAGGAGAAAGAAATGGAAATACAAGATAACAGCTTAAAAGTTTTATGGAAAAATAGAGAATATATTTTAAATTGCACAATGGAAAGTTTTAGAGTTTATCAAAAACATACAGGTAGAGGACTAACAAAAGATGTATCTAACTTTTTACAATATAAAGTTGATAATATGCTTGATTTAATAGCTTGTATGTTAAGAAATAAAAAAGGCAAGATATTAGATGAGTTTGTATATAAATTAAGCGAAAAAGATAAAATGAATATAATAATTAGTTTGTCAGATTTGACTTTAATTTGTTTTAGTAAATGCGTTTTAGAAAATGACAAAGAAGAAGAATTGACAATACCTTTAAAAAAAAAGAAGAAGAAGAACAAGAGATAGACGTTGATTTTTTATTTTACTTTTATACTGTTATCTTGCACAAGCGAGAATATGAATTTTTTAATGCAACTTTAAGAACAGTTTTAAAAATGCTTAATATACATTCTGATATGAATAAGAGCGAAGAAAGTAAAGAAGAAAAAGACACAACTACAATGATAGGGTTAGGAGATGATTTTGAATAATGGCTAAAAAATTAACAGTCGATATAGAAGCTAGAGATAATGCGAGTGATAAGATTAAAAAACTTAATAAAGAATTAACAGCACTTGACAGAGCATATAAAGTTAGTCAAGATACATTAAAAAAACAGGGCGACAGTTATAGAACTTTACAACAATCATTAGACCATTACTCAAAAGCTATTAAAATATCAGAAGATAAAATCAAGAGCATTAATACAGCTTTAAAGGAAACATTTAAAGAAAGAACGAATGAAAAAAGAGCATTAAAAGAAACGCAAGACAGCTTAAAGAAATTACAAGACGGATACACAAAAAATCAAGAAGTCTTAAAAAATGTAAGGTCAGAATTTAAAAGTATTTATAGTGAGAAAAAACAACTTATTAAGGCTTATGATGAAGAAAATAAAAAGCTAAAAGTTTTAAATGATAGACAAAAAGAAATTGCAAAATTAGAGGGTAAAAAAAGTCAAGCATACGAAAAAGCTAGTGCAGAAATGAAAAAGCAAGAAGCAGTAGTAAAAAATCTATCTAAAAGTATGCAAGAAAATGCGAATAGACATAAAGCATTAAAAACAGAATTAAGAGATAGAGCAACTTTAGAAAATAAATTAACAAATAATATAAAAAAACACGAAAGCAATATATCAAAATTAACTAAAAAGACTGATGATTATAAAAGGCAATTAAATTTAGCTAATGAGCAATTAAAAAATCACAAAACAAGTTTAAGTTTTGTAAATGAAGAATATAAAAAAGACGCTATCAAAAAGCAAATAAGTAATATGAAAGAATATAAAGAGCAGTTGCAAAAGACAGCAGAAGCATATAACAAAGTAGGAAATACTTTATTGAAGATGTCGGCACCTGCTTTATTATTTACAGGCTTTGGTATTAAAGAGGCTATTGCTTTTGAAAGTGCTTTTGCAGGTGTAAGAAAAAAAGTTGACGCAACAGACCAACAATTTGAAAAGTTAAAACAAACAATTACATCAATGTCAGAACGTATGCCACAATCAGCCAACGAAATAGCAAAAGTTATGGAAATGGCAGGGCAATTAGGCATTGGCATTAATGACTTAGAAAAGTTTTCAGAAACTATGATAAAGCTAGGCGACAGTACGAACATAGCAAGTGATGAGGCAGCGAAATTATTAGCACAATACACAAACATTACAGGAATGGATAAGTCAAATATAGACAGGTTGGCAAGTACAATAGTTGATTTAGGTAACAATACAGCTACAACAGAAGCAGACATCGTAAGTATGATGCACAGTTTAGCAGGTATGGGTGCTAACTTTAAATTAACAGACCATCAAATAGCAGGTATATCAGCAACTTTAACAAGTGTCGGTATAGCTTCAGAAAAAGGTGGAACAGCTATGGGTAAGTTTATGATGAAAGTTTTAGGAGCAGGTGGTCGAACAGGCGAAGAATTTAGAAAAATGGGTAAAGAAGCAGGACTAACCGATAAAGAAATTCAAAAAATGGCAAGAGAAAGTGGAAACCAACTACATAATTTTGCTAATATAACAGGCTTAACAGCCGATAAATTTAGAGAAGTTGTAAAGAACAATCCTGCAGAAGCTCTAAGACTTGTAGTAGAGAGTTTAGGCAAAATGAAAGATAGTGGACAAGATATAACCACTGTACTTGATACTTTAGGAATTAAAGAAGTAAGATTAAGAGATACAGTATTAAGACTTGCAGGAGGACACAAAGAACTAACAAAGAACCTGAACTTGTCTAAAAGAGCGTGGGAAGAAAACACAGCATTAGAAACAGAAGCACAAAAGAGATATGCAACAACAGAAAGTAAACTGAAAATGTTAAAAAATCAATTCTCTAACGTAGCGAGAGAGTTAGCAGTAGAATTTTTACCTATTCTTTTAAAAATTATGGAAAACGGAAAAGCATTTTTAAGTTGGGTAAGAAATCTTGATACAGGCTTTAAAAAAATAATAGTAGGCTTAGCAGGACTAACAGCAGGACTAGGGGTTGTATTTAAAGCTATGGGTATGCTTAATAAATTCAAAGCTGTTATTGTTGGTATTAACCTAGCTTTAGGGAAAATGACAGCTACACCACTTATGAAAGTTGCAGAGGGTGGAGCAGGTGCTATGGAAAAATTAGGTGGTGCAGTAGGCTTAACTACTAAAGGAATTAACCTATTTAATCCTGCAGTATTAGGAATGGGAGTAGCAATAGCGACTGTTACAACAGCTTTTGCAACGTGGAATAGTGTTTTAGCAGACGGAAACAAAACAATTTTAGACGCACAAGACAAAGTAACTATATGGGATAAATGGATAAATTTATTAACAGGAACAACAAAAAAATCTACTAAAGAACTTGAAGAGCAGGGATATAAATTTTCAGAAACAGGGCATTTATCCACAGAATTTGCAAAGAAAGTAGGAATAGCAAGAGAAAGTACAGGGCGTTTAGCTTTAGAATTAGAGAGATTAGGTAAGTCAGATTTTGAAGTCGGTAAGTTTGATAACATTTCAACAGATATATCAAAGGGCATTGATGAAGCTATTAAAACTTTACAAGCAAAAGGGCAAGAAATTGAACAAGCGACAAGACAGGCTTTTAGTAGGGATGGAGTATTAACAGAAGAAGAAGAAAAGACAGTACAATGGTTATTAAAAGATAATCAAACACAAATACAACATTTACAAGAATTAGAAAACGAAAAAAATGATATTCTTAAAAAAGCTTATGATGAAAAAAGAAACTTAACAAAAGAAGAAAACAAAAGACTTAATGAAATCAATAAAGAGGCGTGGCAAATGAACTTAAATGGTTCAGCTAAGACACAAGAAGATTTACTATATATGAAGAAAAAATTTATAAATGAAATGGGAAATCTTGATTTAAAAGGTCAATCTGATTTGATTAAAGAAAAGAAAGCACAATCAGATAAAGAAATTGCAGATATTAAAGCTCAATGGGATACTAAAATCGAATTAGCGAAAGAAAATGCACAAAAATTATCAGGTGCAGAAAGAGAAGAAGCAGAAAAAAATATTAAGCTAATGGAAGAAACAAGAGATAAAGACATTGAAAATGCGAAAAAACATTACAACGATTTATTAAATGCAGTCAAAGAAAAATATCCACAAATAGCACAAGAAATAGACGAAATTTCAGGCGAAATCTTAACTAATAATGATAAGAAATTACAACAAGATTTAACTAATTGGCAAAAATATCATTCAGATATGTATACCTTAAATGAAACAGGGTGGAACGAGGTGCTTGATACTACAACAGGCACAACAAAACAAGTATTTCAAGTTGTAGATGAAAACACAGGTAAGGTTATAGCTTGTTATGATAATGAAACAAGAGAAATCCACGCAAGTTCAGAAGCTAGTAAAAAGAAATTGCAAGAGTTAATGAAAACAACTCAATTTACTCAAACGCAAATGGGTGCAGAGTTTTTAAATATGACAAGCACTTTTTCAAGCACTACAAAATTAAATGTAGGGCAAATGAGAATTTTACAAGAACAGTTTGGCTTTACAGCAGATAAAGCAGGTAATTTAAGTGGAACTATATCAGACCTTAACGGAAATCCTGTACAAGTGCAAGTAAATAAAGACGGAACAATTAGGAACTTAGATGAAATTAAAAAGAAAATAAATTCTGTTCCTACTCACAAAAACGTAACTATAAACGTTCAAGCAGTTGGGAATTTAGGTGCTGTTAGTGCATTATATGGACACGCAAGTGGAACTAACTATTTGAGAGGTTATGCAAGTGGAATTAACTATTTGCCAAGTTTTGCTAATGGTGGTATGGTTAGGACTAGAGTGAATGAAATGGGTTGGGAACTATTTGATTTACCTAGAGGAAGTGTAGGCAGAATGTTAGGCAACCATAGAGGAGATGACATTATGGACTTGCCAACAGGAACTAGAATTACTAATCATATTGCAAGTACAAGACTAATGATAGACGCAGTAAAGAACGAAGTTAAAAAACAAATGCAACCTATTTATAGAGGAATTGACAGTATAAATAGAGGTAAAGAAGAAAAAATAGTTAAGCAAGAAGTTACTGTTCATTTTGATAATGTTGTTATAAGAGATGATAGGGATATTAAGAAGATAATGCAAGAAATGAGATACGAACTTAATAAAGAGGTGGTATAATGCAAGAAATAAAATTTAATAATTTTACAGATAAACTATATATTATCTATAATGGTATTAAGTTTAAAGGTATATCAACTATAAGTGATACAAGTATAAATTCTAATTTTGAATTAATAAAACAATATAATAGAGATGGCTTTATTTTAGAAGATTTAAAAATTTTGAATGAGATACCTATTACAATTACTTTTTATACAAAAGATATACAAAAACTAGGTCAATACTTTATACCTACAAAAATAGTAGATATATACTTTAATAACGATACTATCTTTTACAAAGGCTTTGTATCAAATATCACTTATGGAAAATTTAAGAATGATTATAAAAAGGTTGTAGTTACTTTTACTTTACAACCTTTTTGTTGTAAAAATACAGAAACAATAGTAATGAATACTAACGGAGTTATTGAAAATAAAGGGCATTTAAGGGTATATCCTTTTATTAAAATTACACCAACTAATAGGAGTTTTTATATAGCTATTAATGGGATAAAAATGGAGTTTAAGACAGATAGTTTAAGTCCATTAAATGTAGATTTACAAGAGATAGAAATTACACAAAATGGCGAATTTAAAAATAGTGCTTTTGTTGGAGGTAAAATACCTTATTTAGATATTGGAAACAATCCTATTTTATTAAGTAATTGTAAGGCAGAATTTAAAATTCAATGGAGGTATTTACTCTATGATTTATTTAGAAATTAACAGGGACGAGTATGTCGCCCTTAAATATGCTAGAAATGACAAGTTAGTTGAAGAAAAGAACGGAAGATATGATTTAGAGTTTGAATATCCACTTAATCACAGTTTAGCTTTTGAAACAGGCGAGGAAATAAAATTACACAACTTATTTAAAAAGTTTTCAATTATAAAGTGCGATACACCTAATTATAAGCAACAATTATTTTTTATAACTGATATTCAAAAGTTAGTAAAAGGTGTAAAGATTTATGCTAAACACATAGGCTTTTTAAGTAAAAAATTATATGTTCCTAAGTTTTCTTTTAAAGAGAAAAGTTGCTCAACAGTTTTTCAGAGTATAAGTAGTACAATAGCAGATAATAATAATTTTAGTTTTTTTAGAAATTTAAACTTATTATTATAAAAAATAAAAATCCCTGCAAACACGCTCCCTACTCCATAAGCAGTAGCTGAAAATCCAAATAACTTTTCTGATATTTTATATTTTTGAATTAATATTCCAGGATTAATTATTTCATCATTACTAGCTATAAAAAAATTTAAAAACATAACTAATATAAAGAAATTTAAAACAATTTTATTATTTTTTATGTAAATTATTCCTTCTTTAAAGTCTTTAATGAAATTAGAATCTTCTTTGACTAGGTTACTATCTTTCTCATATTTTATTAATAATTCTTGTAAAAAAGAGAGAAAATAAGCTAATGACACTATTAACAAAATAAAATTAAAATCAAATATAGAAAATAGATATGTTCCAATAACTGGTCCAATAATCATAATAGTATTTTCTATAAAACTTTGTAAACCATTATATTTTTCAAGTGTTTCAGCAGTATTAATTTCTGAAAATAGTACCTTAGAAGCTATTTCAAAAAACTTTGAAATAATATTAATAATCAATGAAATTAAAAATAAAAAAGTTAAAGAACTAAAATTTTTAAAATATAAAAACAGAAT